CGCAAGGAAGGCGAGAGCTGGTTTCTTAACACCGGCTCGTTCATTATGGATCGTATGCAGGGCAAGCCTTCCGCCAGTGTGGCGAACTGCACGCACGTCCTGTTTATGATGCTGGACGACATCGGCACGAAGTCAAAAGTCCCGCCATTGCAGCCGACCGCTATCGTCGAGACGAGCTCCGGCAACTATCAATATTGGTATGCCTACGCCGAGCAGCCGACCGTGGAGGAACATTGTGCAGCTCTTACCGCTATTGCTGAAGCTGGCTATACCGATCCTGGTGCTACTAACTGTCGTCTTCCGGGTTCCGTAAACGTCAAGCCGAAACGCGAGGCGTTCGTATGCCGTGAGGTGGAGTTTAACAAAGTAGAATATGCGCTCGCGGAGATCTGCGCGGCGCTTGGCGTGACGCCGGCGGAAGTCGGTAACGCGCAGCGTATTACGTTCCGCGTAAAGGACACCGGCAACGACACGGTTCTGGCGTGGCTGAGCGAAAACGGCCTTGTTACGTCTGGCGTAAATGCGGAAGGCTGGTGCGGCGTTGTCTGCCCGAATCACGAAGGTCACACAGATGGACAGATTGAAGCGCGATATAAGCCGCAAGATCGTTCGTTCTGTTGCTATCACGCTCATTGCGAGCATCTTGATAGCAAGTTCTTTTGCGATTGGGTATCGGAACAAGGCGGCCCGCGCACCATTCCCGGCCTGCGAGACGATCTCATTGCCGACTACACCAGCAAGATTAGCGCGCTGACGCCGACCGAAAAATTTCCTGACGAAGCCGCCAAACGAGTTAAAGAAGTAAATGACAAGCAAGCTGGGCGTGAAGATCGCGCCACATGGCATAAACGCTTCGCATATGTCGTCGACGACGACGGTTATTTTGATCATAAGACAGGCCAAGAGATCAGCCGCCGCGCGTTCAACGCGATCTTTCGGCATGTCGAGTGCAAGTCCACAGGCGAAAAGCCGCGTCGGCTTGAGGCGTCAGTTTGGTATGACGAACAGCGCGAGAGTCAAGGCGGTTATGTTTTAAAAGGCATGACCTACGCTGCCGGTGACGAATGGAAAGTCGCGCGCGATGGGCTTGTCTATGGCAATGTCTGGCGCGACGCCAGGCCGGAGGTTGTCGACGCGGGGGATCCGACGCTTTGGCTGGATCATTGCCGTCGTCTCGTGCCGGACGAACGCGAGCTTGAGCATATCTGGAACGTGATGGCCGTGAAGGCACAGCAGCCGCGCACGAAGATTAACCACGCGATCCTGCACGGCGGCAACGGCGGCATCGGCAAGGACACCATGTGGTATCCGCTGCTCTGGGCCGTTGGCGGCGAGCACATGAGAAACGTCGCGGTGATCGACAGCAATAAGATCAACAGCGATTTCGGCTACCATTATCAGACTGAGATCATGGTGCTGAACGAGCTGAAAGAGCCGGAAGCAAAAGAACGTCGGGCGCTGGCTAACAAGCTCAAGCCGATCATCGCCGCGCCGCCGGAAATGCTGACAGTTAACCGCAAAGGCTTGCATCCGTTCGAGATGCCTAATCGGATCTTCATGCTGGCGTTCACGAACGAATCCATGCCAATAACGCTCGACAGCGATGACCGGCGCTGGTTCTGCGTTTGGTCTGACGCGCCGAAGATGACGCCGGAAGAAACGACGCGGATCTGGGACTGGTATAAGGCCGGTGGATTTGAAGCCGTCGCGGGCTGGTTGCGTTCGCGTGACGTGTCGCAGTTCAACCCGAAAGCAATCCCGTTTGCGACAGAATACAAGCAGCGCTTGATCTATACCGGCATGAGCAACGCGGAGAGTTATATCCATCACTTGATTGAGAAGCAGGAGTCGCCATTCAAGACTGACATCATATCTGGCCCATGGCACATCATCCTTAAAGAGCTGTCGCAGGCTGCGCCGGATAATCTACGGACAAGAATCGTTCAGCCAGCGCTGTTTCATGCGCTGAAAGAAGCCGGGTGGATTGACAAGGGGCTATGCAGCTCGCCTGAATACAAATCCAAGCGGCACATATTCGTGCGGCCTGACCTAGCGTCACTGCCTAAGGCTAAGCTACGCAACATGGTCGAACCGGATTGGAAAGATAATGTCGTCGCACTTAAAAATTAATATCCTGAACGTCTTGGCGAATTTGACCGACCAGCTTGATTTATATCTGGACTGGGCATCCACTCCGGGGGATGATGAGTGTCCGCCGGAGATCGTCGACGGCCTATGTCAGGCCCATGAGACGGCCCGCGAGCTGCTGGAGGGCCTAGGCTATGGTCAGTCTCGTTCGTGATTGGTTGGTTGCCGCCGGTGCATTGCTGCTAGAATACGGACTCGGCGGCTTTCGTCCTGCACCTCGTCTAGCGCCCATTCGAGCGCGTTCCGTAGACGGGTGCTCTCGTCGACAGCCGCCGCTATAGTCCATTGGGCGCGTTGCCTAGCCTCGTTGTATCCCTTAAGATAGGACTCGGATACTTCTTGCTGGAGCGCCTTCAGGCGGCGTTCAAATTCGGACTCGTTCATGGCTAATAAACCTAGAGGCAGACTGACCGCCAAAGAATTGGAGGGGAATGTCTTAGCACGTTTGGCTGGCGGGGTCGAATACGGCCCTGAGATGCAGCGCCTGCGGTATGAGCAAAACAAAATGGCCTATCCAAACGCCCCAGGGCCGATGGATGAGGACATGGATTTCAAAGATCAAATCGCCGGAATCATGGCGCGAATCAATCAGCCGATGCCAGCGCCAGCCGGGTCTAACTATTATTACACGCAGCCCCAGTACGAGCAGGCCATACAGCAAGCGTATCCCGACGACCCTGTTAAGCGGCTGCTGGATGAGCAAGAGCGTATGCGCCGGTTTCAGGCGTCGCGGCCTATCGCTGGCTCTGCGCCTGTCTTGCCGTCGCGTTTTATCCCACAATCGACGATTTTGAGCGACGGGCTGGTGAATCGGCTGCGGGCGATGCTTGGCTACTAAAAAAGAAGGCCGGCTTGCGCCGGCCAGTCACCATAGGGAGGAAAACGGGCGTCTAGCAGACGCCATGGCCCATATACATCAGATCAAGCCGCCGCACAATCTCTTGCTCGGTTAGCACCGGATTCGGCTCGGCCATGGGTCGCACGGCCCGCCAAAACGCCCATAGGGGCGGATTCACTTCATAGACCGGCTCGTCGCGCGGTAGGTCTGGTATCACGGCCTGTATGGCCTCGTATTGCTCTTCGAACGTCATCACTTGATCCCCAAAATCAATTCAATCATCACCGCCAGTAAGATTGCCATTGCTTCACCGATTTTCATAGCGTTTGATCCCGTGCATGATGGTCGTGTGGTCGCGGCCCCCTAGCACCTGCCCGATTAGCTGGAGCGGTGCGTTTAACTCATGCCTGGCGCGCCACATGATCTCGAACCGGGGCCAGATGACCCCCTTGCGGCGGTTGTGGCCGGTCAGGGCCTCGGTGGGTATGTTATGATTCCGGGCTGTTTCCTCGATCAACTCCCGAATCTCCTCGATCATCTCTTGCTTTTGCATGTTTTAGACTCTTGAACATAAAATTAAGGGCGTGAGCGGCGGTCACGAGTGACCGCTCGTCAGCGTATTCAGCGTGGATTTTGAGGATCACTGATCCGTCGCGCCGGTGAAAAGACAGTAAACTCTCGTCCTCTGTCTTGCGCCAATTAACCCGAACGCCGCCGGGGATGGTCGTCAAATCAAGCCGGAGCATGACCGCGCTTCTCCAACTCGTTCATTATGATCTTGGCGCGATAATCGTCCTGTTCTGTCTCTAGCAGGATGTTAAGCGCCTCGTCGGACAGCCAGTGTAAGAGCTGGCTAAACTCAAAATAATCTTTCATACGGCTCATTATAGGCCCCCCAGGATGTAGGTTAGGAAGAAGAACAGAAGCGGCATTGCAAGCGCCGCCCCTATTGCAAAGGCGATCAAGTCAGTTTTGGTAATCATCGCGGCACGCCTCATACACGTCGCGGCTGGCGCATAGGATGGCCTCGACCTGTCTAAAGAGCGGGTCAGTCTGCTCTATGCAGCGATCGGGCTCTTTAGCCTTGTCGGCGCTTATTGTCAGATGCTCCAGCTCTATATCGTATGGGCCGGCGTCGTCGCCGGTGTCGCGGTCGCGCCCTTCCCATTTATAGGTTATGGTCGCAACGCCATAGGCGTATATCGCCATGCCCGGCCATGGCTGGAACTCGTCTAGCTCATATTCAATGTAATACGTCATGTGTTTCCCCGTATGATTGCAGCATTTCGAGTCTTTGGATCTGGCGGCGCAAGCCGGCCGCTAAGCCGGCGTCGCCTTCCCATTCCGCCTCTATCAGCGCGTCGCGCAGGTGTTTAAGCGCTTGCCATATTGGCTTTGGCTCGATCATGTCAGGCTCCAAAAGCTAAGAGTAGCAGGAAAGCGAAGAACGCTAGAGGCAGTAACAACGCCGCCGCCTCTAGCACTAAGGTCGTTAAGAAACTCATAACGTGGCGCGCAAGAATTGACGCGCGATCATTTCCGCGTTGTCCAGCGATGCGATGGACGCGGCTAGAGACAGCGACAAGCCGAACCGCGCAAGGAACGTCGTTAGCTCGTCCGGCGGCACTTTGGCGATGATAGCGGCCGCCTGTTCTAGCTTAGCCTTGGGAACGCGCTTGCGCGGTATTGCGGCTACAGGTTCGGCTTTGGCCGGCGCTTCGGTCTTTGGCCAGCGATACACGCCGTCCGTTTTGGTTGCTTCGGCCAAAATGATCGGCTTTAGCTTTTCGTTATACATCGCCAGCCCGGCGCGGCGGCGCTTCGTCTCTTTATCAGGTTGCGGGTTGCGCGCGCTGCCGCCGCGAACCTGCATGTCTTTAAGACAGGTTCCCATATACGCGACGCCATGGCCGGCAAACTTAACGCCCGGCTCTTGCCATTGTGCGTCCATCCATTCTTTTAAGCTTGTCATTGTTTAGGCTCCTGTGTGGATACGTTACAAAATAGGCGACGCCATTGCTAGCGCCGCCTGTTGTTACCTTGTCCAGTATGTAAAGCCGTTAATTGTCACCGGCGTGTAATCGACGCGGATATTGCGCGCGGTAGCATCCCAATCGATCTCGATATAATGCGGCAGCTCGCGCGGTAAGTCGCCGATATCTTCTAGCAGCTCGCGCGCATAATCGGTGAAGTGGCTGTCACGGATGAGCGTGATCGGATACCAGTCGCCGCGCCACTGCTCATCACCGCCAGCACCGTCTAAGTCGCTCATTATCGCCATGAGCTTAGTCGTCTCACCGCGCTTGTCGTCGTCGTTTTCGATGTCCTCGATGCGCGCGATGATGTCGCGAACGTCGATCAGGTCGTTTGTCAGGTCTAAGTCAGTCATGGTCTTGGCTCCTTTGTGGATATGTTATCCTCTCACGTTTTTTGAGAGCCGTAAAGAGTTTTGTTATGTTTTGCCCCATTTTGGGCGATTAATTGTGGATATAGTCGCGGATCGTCGTCGAATCGTCGGACAACATGGCGTTGAATGCGAGGCGCTGCTTGAAAACGTCATATCGTCATGAGAGTTGTTATAGGGAGTTTTAGAATAAATGTAAACATAATAGTATAGCAACCAGCAAAAGTTTTCAGCGACCTGAAACGTCATGGCAATCCGACGATCCGACGTTTTTTGTCCCGCGCCGTCCAGGCGCAAACACTCTGCATGGACCTAGATCGTCATGACGATCCGACGTTTTGCTAACGCGTGACGCAACCCTTCAAGTGCATGACGATCCGACGTTTGATTGTCAACTTAACGTAATGCTTTAAGTCTACATTCATTGAGCTGATTGGGGTCGATCCAGGTCGAAAGGCGGGGGAGGCTGGGCCGAGGGATCTCCTTTAAGAAATACGAAGGGTCTGCACGAACTTTTTAAAAATTTTTTTGTTGCTAGATAAAAAATAAAACCGTAAAATAAAAACCATGATCGACCATGACACTCTTAAAACCTTACTCGACTACGACCCTGAAGCCGGCGTCTTTCGTCGCAAAACAAAATGGGGGCGTAAAAACATCGGTGACGAGCCGGGGTGTCTTAGCCCACAAGGCTATTGGCAGATAGGGTTGTTAGGTAAGACCTACCCAGCGCACAGGCTGGCATGGCTATACTACTATGGTGTTTGGCCTGAAAACGACATAGACCACATAAACCGCAATCGCGCCGACAATCGCATAGTCAATTTGCGAGCAGTCACAAGGTCTACTAATTTGCATAATAGTTCGCCTAGCGCCCGCAATTCATCTGGAATCCTCGGCGTAAATCCGTCTAGACGCCCTAAGCTTCCTTGGGAGGCGCGGATAAGCATTGAATATAGACAAGTCTATTTAGGGGCGTATGCTACTAAAGAGGAAGCCGCTGCCGCGCATGAAGGCGCTAAACGGGTGTTGGGGCTTAAGTAATGTTTGAAAGCCTACCTTATGAGCCGCGCAAAATAGAGGCGACGGAAGCCGTCCTAGAGCGCATCTACTTAGCCGCCCGCAAAGGGCTGAAGGGCGACACGCTCGCCTACGCCGCTGGCATGACGCCAACGGAATATCGGCGGCTGGTGCAGTTCGACCCGATTGCGGAGTATGCTGAGCAGAAGGGCCGCGCCGAGGGCGAGGCGGAAATGTCCGAAGTGCTGCACAAGGCCGCCCGCGAAGGCGACACTAAGGCGGCGCTGGACATTCTCAAGCACGTGCATAAGTGGACAGCCCCGCAGTCCGTGCAGGTGCAGGTCGAGCAACGCATATCCATCATAGCGGCGCTGGAAGAGGCGCAGCAGCGCGTGATCCAAGGGGAGTTAATAGATGCAGCTATTGACCACAAGGAAGATAGTATGCATACTCCGTTGACTGCGGAGTTTGCCAATGATCGTTCAGCTTGAGCGCCTAAAAGAACTATTAGATTATGACGCTAGAACAGGCATTTTTACATGGAAAAAGGCGGCTGCAAATAGAACCGTTGTAGGGTCTATAGCTGGGACGTTTACTGTAAAAGGTTATGTTAAGATTCAGATAGACCGGCGCATGTATTCGGCGCATAGGCTGGCATGGTTCTATTTTTACGGCACGTGGCCTGACGGCATAATTGACCACATCAACCGCAACAAAAAAGACAATCGCATAATCAATCTTCGCGTAGTGTCTGCCAGTCAAAACATGCGAAATTGCGATTTAAGGGCTACAAATACGTCAGGGCATAAAGGCGTTAGCTACTTTGCGCACCGGCGGAAATGGGCGGCACAGATACGCATTCACGGTAAGAATTGGGTAGTAGGCATGTTCGATACGCCGGAAGCCGCGTCAGCCGCGTATAAGAACGCCGCCGAATCAAACGGATTGGAATACTAACGTGCAAGTGCCGATTTATAGCGCGGACGAAGAACAGAAGCTGATGGCGACCCTATGGTCGGCGCAGGTGAAAAACGATCCGGTCGCGTTCGTGAGGATGGCGTTCCCGTGGGGTAAGGCTGGCACGCCGCTGGAACACTTCACAGGCCCGCGCAAATGGCAGCTTGAGGTCTTGCAAGACCTGCGCGACCACATCAAAGAGAACAACGGTAAGGTCGACTTCGAAACCTTCCGCATGGCGACCAGCTCCGGGCGCGGTATCGGCAAGTCAGCCCTCGTTAGCTGGCTCGTGATCTGGATGCTGACGACCCGGATTGGCTCGACAACCATCGTGTCGGCCAACTCAGAAGCGCAGCTACGCAGCGTCACCTGGGCCGAGATAACTAAATGGCTCAGTATGTGCCTTAACAGCCATTGGTTTGAGGTGAGCGCTACCCGTGTGCTGCCGGCCAAGTGGATTGCCGAATTAGTCGAGCGGGATCTGAAGCTGGGCACGCGCTACTGGGGCGTCGAGGGGCGGCTGTGGTCGGCCGAGAACCCTGACAGTTACGCGGGCGTGCACAACTTCGCGGGCGT